GCTATTAGTATATCATTTTAAACAACGCATAGGTAATATCGAGCAAAAAAACGACACTATGCTAGAAATCATTAATAATGTAGTAAAAGAGTTAACCATTGTTCGTAATATGCAAATAACTTCACAGAGAATGTCTAATAATATGAATGGAACTATTAATAGAGATATTAATGGTACTATTAATATTCCACTAACTTGCGCAAATAACGGTATTTGCACGACGTTAAGCAATAGTATAGATAATAAAGTGGTTGTATCTGACAGTGATAGTTCATCAGATTCGGATTCGGATTCAGATTCAGATTCAGATTCGGATTCAGACGATTCATCTGTTGAAGAATTTGAAATTGTGGAGCAACCAAATACTATTAAAATCATTAACCTTGAAGTAATTGATAATATTGATATTACAGAAGTAATTCCTGAGTTAGTTGAACAAGTTGATGAACAAGTTGATGAACCAGTTGAAGGTCATGTTAATAATGATGAAGTTGGCGAATCAGATGTATTACTTTCGCAAACAGTTGACTCTATTATTGTAGAAAAACTAGAATCAACAGATAATGAACCAACTGATGAAAATCAAAATAATTTAACTATTTCACAATCAGCAAAAGAGGTGTATCGTAAAATGGCGGTGCATGATTTAAGAACACTAGTTATAACAAAAGGGTTATGTAGTGATCCAAGTAAAATGAAAAAACCTGAGTTATTGAAAATGTTAGATTCCAACGAAGAGTAAATATTCAACCATAATTTTGTAATATAATAATATAAGTATATTATAAAATGTTCTCAAATACACCAGAAACTTTACAATCTGCATATCCAATTATTAAAGAAACCGTACCACAATCTTCTTTAGGATATAATACAAATAATAAATATCCACAATTTCCACCATTAATGAGCGATGGGCGATCTGTTACTGCAACATGGCAACCCGAGTCGATTATTAATGCAGATTTGATTCAAAGCAATGGTATTAAATCGAATTGGCAATATCGTCGATATTTGACCAAAAATTCACAGGAAATTATGGAATATAATTTTCGCGAGTCATCTAATGATGTGGGATATTATAAGCGTCATAATGATTTACCGAATATGCAGTCTAATAAAGTGAGTGATATTAATCAAACGCCATATGCATATAAATCATTTTTAGATGAGACGACGCCGATTGGATATACGTCAAGTAATTTAAAAGAGAATTATTTAACACGAGAACAATTGAATGCGCGTAAAATTGCACCGATTATTTTACACCGATGAACATTTAAAATATTCAAGGGTGTAAATAATTAGAGTATGATTGGTATCGTAAAAACATATATTATTTAAACCGATGAACCGTTAAATCTCTATTGAGACGCCAATACTTTGTAGTAGGCGTCCCATTTTATTTTATTACCATGTATAGTAATAAAATAAAAATAAAATTCGTGAAATATGTATGCAATCTAAATATCTAAAGAAATTGTATTTTTATCGGATCTATTCTTTCTGCGATTCGATTTTTTCGGCATATTTGTATTTTGTAGGTCACCTAATGACCCAATTGAAATCATAGAATCATTATCAGGTTGCGCTGGTTGTTCATGGATATTTACATTACGTGTTTTTAATCCAGATAGAATATTATCTATATCAGTTGATTGAGGACCGCGCATTTCGGGTCTAGGGGATTGTTGTGGTCTCATCATTTGTTCTGGCATATTGACATCTCTAAATCCATTATTTACATCTACGCCTTGTTCTCTAAACATTGTTCCTCGTCCAGCATTTAAATCCGGACGATTTCCGGGTGCATCTGTATAAACCATTCCTGGTCTTTGTGGCGGTGCTTGTGATTTTGTTTCCATTGGTGCTGGAGGCGGCGGTCCACGAGGACGACTAGCTTGTTCCTGCATCAAATTATTCGCCATTGCAAATCCGGGTGATTGTTGACTCATGCTATTTACAGTGGCGTTTGTAAACATACGCATCAATTCTGGACTCTGTTTAATAACATCATTAAACGCTGGCGTAGCGCTAGATAACGCTTTATTCGAAAAATTCAATACGGCCGCGCTAAACCCAATACGCAACAAGAGCGAAATCTCGGGTGCTAATTTGCCACCCTTGTATTTATCATGCAATTCCGAAAAAATCTCTTCATAACTATCCAAATCTTCGCTTACTTGTTCTCCCCATCCGTCCAAATTTAAATCAAACGGATTGAATGCCGAGTTTGCATATTCCATAGAATTAATAAACGTCATAAACCACCAACCCTGTAATTTTACACTATCTTTTTTGCGTTTATCTTCAAGCGCAGTCTCGTATTCATCTTCTACTTCTTCAAAAGACGAATCCATATTAAAATGCGAATTTTGCTTGATTAATCCTTTTTCATACCATTCATTAATTTTTGAGATCATCATGCGTTTCTTACGACGGCGTTCTCTATCATTCATAGATGTAGTAGAACTAGAACTAGAATGTGAACTATTATTCATTGGAATTTCATTTAATTTCGAGAACCCATCCCATGTTTTAGTATTTCCAATGCTTTCACGTGTGGCGTTACCTAAATTGGAATCGGTTTTGTTATCATCTACATTAAGCGATACTGTTTTTGCAGGTTCTGGTGTATTTCCTAAACCAAACAAATTTGCAGCAAAACCTGAAAATGTTCGTGTATCGTTGTTACTGCTACTGCTACTACTGGATTTGTTTCCAGATAGTTCATTCAACTCGTTTTCTAAATTATCCAATTCGCCTAAATCTAAATTTATATTATTTGATGCTGATCGTTTTTTATCGTTCATAAGCAATTCAATGCCACTACCAAAATTAACAGATGATCTAGGTGGTCCTGAATCATTCATATTTAAATTAATTGGTTCTAAATCACTTAATCCGATATCAATGATTTCCATAATAAATATTCTCTTATGTTTATTAGATATGTTTTATTTTTAAATCCTCCGCATAAGATATTATATTTTTGGACTTGAAATACCAAAGTCCTTGTAAAAAAGAATCTGCAAAATCATCCTTTTTCTTGGTATCTAACGATGATTTCCAGTTACCCAATTCTGGATTTTTATCTAATATTTGAGAACAATAAAAAATACCATCCAGTTTATGTTGTTTATATAGTGTTTTATCTTGTGTTTTATCATTGGTTTTGCCATCTTTTTGACCATCTTTTATTTTTGGTTCAGGTTCTCGATTATCATTATTTTTTTCTAAAATAATTGTGTTTTTGAGAACGGGTTCAACACTAATTGTAGAAAATTGTTTTAATTTATTGGCCGATGAAATAAAATCAATGTTTATATTTGTATTTTTCATAATAAAATATTGGGCGAGCATTCCTTGAACCGTTTTCATACGTGTCGCAATTGGTGATATTTGATTCTCTATAATTACATGTGTAATGTTCTCGATTTCTGTAATTTGATTCAATAATTCTTTCATGTTTTTACCTATTTGAATTAGATCGGTATCACCGGCAGTCTTTGATTTTTTGGGAATAATGGGTTCAAAACATTGTTTTTCAAAAAAACTGCCGATAGTTTCCAAAAGTTCTCGTTTTAATAGTTTTTCTGGATTTGAATTTTCAATAAATAATAAATGTGACTGACCGAGTTTTAACAAATCGGGTGCTTTTAACTTCTTTAATTGTGTAAATGTTCTCTGTTTAGTTGGCATTAAATATAGAGAACTGGTTTTTGCATGTTTTTCACAAAAAAAAGTGCCGTTCTTTTGGTATTTGGCGATCTTTGCGCAATTTGTTGATACGGATGGTTTATTTTTTGTCTGTTTTGTAGTAATAATACATGTGCATATTTGGGTGGGCAATTCGGCTTCCATTAGATTCAATACATTCCAATCTTGTATAATTATATTGTTCTCGGTTTTTATGAAAATACAATACGCCATATTTTTAATTCCTACATCAAAACTTATTAAACGCATACTGTTATACTGTTATACTGTTACAATGTTTTATATTCATATAATATTATGTTTAAGTTTATGCATAATATAATAAATTCAATAAAAAAATGATTTAGTTAAACATTTTTTATTACAACAAAACAAGACAATACAAAACAGGACAAAACAAAACAAAACAAAACAAAACAAAACAAAACAAAACAAAACAAAACAGGACAAAACAAAACACAATATTATTATTTTTTATGAATCTTCTTCGTCTTCGCTATCCGACTCCTCCTCACCTAAACTAGCGTAATAACACGCTTTAAACTCATCCATATGACGAATTCCCATTGATCGATTACATGCACGGCATATCGGACGAAGATTACTAATATCATCCGTTCCACCAGATGCCCAAGATGTGATATGACCAGCTTCCCATTCACCATCGCGTGCAAAACGATCTTGACAACAGAAGCAAGTGCCTTCAAATGCATCACCGAACGCATTTCTAAAACAAACCTCACGAACACTCTTGGGAATACTTTTACGAGGATTACGTGGGTCGTCTTCAACAAATGGCACGCTAATGACGTTCAATTCAGATAGACATTCCTTGAACATCTTGTTATAATGAACCGGTTCGTAAGTTTTTGTACCTTCATGCATGTTCTTTATACTTGTTGACGTGACATTTGCCCAAGACCAACCACGAGGTAACCACGTAAGCAAAATGTCTTCATATCCGGAAGGTGCATCAATTAACTTTTGAAACATTGCTAATAACGCTATTCTAGGAAACCTGATAGACGGGTCAATGCGTTCAATAAATGCAAAGTAGCGTTGCATGATGTCATTAAATGATTGCTCAAGATCGGGTCTATCGCTTGTGTCTAAAACTGGGTCATGGCGTTTAATCATGGCGTCAAACTCCTTGTCCTTAATTAGAACGGAATCAGCAACGCCAATTGTCATAAAGTAAAACCGAATAAATATTTGTAACCAGAAACGGTCGGGTTTATTAATAGAATGTAAAAGCAACAACGATTTGTATCTATCCTCAAAACATTCGTTGAACATGTATTGAACAAGACGAACATCTAAATTTTTGAGGAAGTCAGAACCAGTGACCTTAGTCCCACATTGTAGACTAGTAAATGTTCTCTTGCGGTCATCCAGTGACAGTGGCGTATTGATGGTTGTTATTTGAAGAGTAAACTTGTCAAATGCTCGTTTTTCTTCCGGCGTCATGTAATCAAAATGCATTTCGTTGTGTTCAGCCGCCCATTTACGTGTGGCATCAGTATCCGAATAAAATACATGAGTCTTGGTCTCTGGATGATACCAAGTTACCATGAACGGTTTAGTTTTTTCTGATAATTTAACGTATTCGCCTTTAATAAAATTTATAATTACAAATAATCGATGCTGTCCATCTACACACTCAACTTGATACTTACCATAATTTGCATCGGTTGAATGTAATAAATACAATAGAATTGAAGGTACATACCCTCCCATCATTATTGTTCCTATGAATTTGCGCATTTGTTCTTGGTTCCATCGCAGACCTCGCTGATAAGGTGGTCGCAAATCGATCTCGCCAGTACCAAAATCGAATGCAATAGACTTGCACGCTTTAGTTTCAATAGTTGGCGGAAAAGGAAGCGTCTGCTTGCGTTCACGAACGGTAATACGAGTCGACATGTTACATAAAATTGGTTTGGGTTAAGTATCTATTATTTTATCATGAAAAAAGTTTTCAATTTTTTGTAAAAATCATACATGCATTGTTATATTTACGCCGGTAAAAAATAATAAATGTAATATTATGATATTTTGCGTAAACTTGGTCGGTGTATTTTTGTGTAAAATTATGTAACGCGTTTTGTATTTTTTACCGACCAAGATGACTATATTGCTCTTCGTAAAAGCTGAATGCGTCTTCTGCGCTTAACTCGGCTTCTTGTTCGGTTTCTTCTTGTTCGGTTTCTTCTTGTTCGGTTTCTTCTTGTTCGGTTTCTTCTTGTTCGGTTTCTTCTTGTTCGGCTTCTTCTTGTTCGGTTTCTTCTTGTTCGGTTTCTTCTTGTTCGGTTTCTTCTTGTTCGGTTTCTTCTTGTTCGGTTTCTTCTTGTTCGGCTTCTTCTTGTTCGGCTTCTTCTTGTTCGGCTTCTTCTTGTTCGGCTTCCTCAAGTTTCTGCATCGCAATAGTTAGGTCAAACCGATCAACCGACCAATACTCGTAGTTGTTTTTGTCATCTCCATGATTTGCATAATTAATTATATCTTCAATCACATTCCGCCAATTTACGTTGTGTTTGCCATCGCCACGACAAATGTTAATATGGTCGGTAATAATTTCTGTTTTGTCTGTATCTGGTATGCCTCTAATGTTTTCCGTAAAAATGCTCTTTAGTGTTGCATCATATTCCTCATGATTAAACAACAAATAATCTTGAGGATTATACCGCGACATATCCATGTTGCGTAATGTCATTACTTTAATCAAAATCGCCGTATCAATCGCCATCTTATATTATAGAACGCAGTCCGTTAAACTGTAAGTACCAATTATATTTATATGAAAAAGTTTTTCAATTTTTTACGATTTTATCGTTATTGAAAATATACCAAAAAATGTATACTTAATATATAATATGCCATCATCAAAAAAATGTTTTTCATCTTGTAGACAAGTTACAAAAGATAAATGTAATCCACCAAGATGTTCATACATAAATGGTAAAACCCGAAAATATTGTCGTTTATCTAATAAATATATAATGTCTCGATCAAAAGATGGAAATTGTATTACACAAAAGCGCGCATCTACCAGCGATTTAGCCAAAAAACGAATAGGCAAATTTATGATAACTGCTCATAATAAAATCAAAATAGAAAAGCAACGTATAGAACAATTGACCAACGTTCGTAATTCATTATACAAACATAAAATCGCAAAATTTATGCATAATACTACGCAAAAACGTCGCGCGAAATTTTTGAAAGCCGTTTGCGCAGATTCGGGCATTTGTATTGCATTCGGTCAAGAAGAACAAAAAATAAAGGATTTTTTCAATGGGTTTACAAAATTTGATTATGTAAATGAACCGATTCAACGTAGAGGCGTGCCATCTAAAAATGGTTTTATACATGAAATTGCATACCAAAAGGGTGGATATAATGCATACGCTATATTAAAATCGAGTTCTAAGCATTCCGCGGATAATTTATTTTATGAATATACAGTTGGTCAATATTTAAACTCGCTTCATAAAAAAGTGCCTTGTTTTGTTGAAACATACGGACTATTTGGATATGTTGATGTGCCTAGTTGGAAATACGCAAAAGACCATGCGGAAATACAACCCGGTAAATTTATACAATTATTGACAGAATTACGAAATGATAAAACTTCATTAAGATTATCGTGTAATGAATCTATCAGAATATCAGTTATGACACAGCATATTAAAAACGCAGAGACATTAAGAAATCTATTGGATCATCAAGTACTTTATGAACGCACTGGTGGCACTCAATTAAAACAAGAAGCATCAAATGTTATACGTTTACATTTACCCGCCATTTTATTTCAAATATATTTTGCATTGTCTTTGTTTATGGATAAATTTACACATTATGATTTACACGCGGACAATGTATTATTATATGTTCCTAAACTCAATGAATATATACATTATCATTATCATAATCCAGATGGATCAATAACTGAATTTAAGTCCAAATATTTAGTCAAAATTATTGATTATGGTCGGTCATATTTTAATGATATGCCAAATAATTTAGATTCGTCTAAAGTTCAACATGTTATATGTACTGAACATGTTTGTAATAGTGTAGTTACTGGACCATGTGGTTCTGACATAGGTTACTCTTGGTTATTTCCAGAACAACCTAGTTCGGCAAATCTGTTTATCACTTCATCGAGAGAAAATTACAGTCATGATTTACGGTTGATGAATATTTTAAAACTGTCTTATGATGGCATTTTAAAACGATTAAATCCTGGTTTATTGGCGATTTTAAATAAAGTAGTATTCACTGACACATTTGGAACAGAAGAAAAAAAGGTGAGCGGTTTACCAAATAATATACATAATGTAAAAGATGCTTATAAAGAAATACGTGATTTTATGAATAACCCGATTATGATTCAGTTTAACAGTTTATTTTATGATTTTGATCCAAAATGGCGTAAACTTGGCGATTTACATATTTATTCCAATGGTGCAAACATGCGATTTGATAAAGCGTAATGCATATTTTGCGTAATATAATAAAGTTGTTTGGGAATTTTATTATATTTTAGTGAGAACAATCTACGCCATCATCTCGCGGTATAATATTGTTACATTTTGTGATTCTATGATGTTCTATATTCCGTTGTGTAAATATTTCGGTAACATCAAATGCATTTTGCCCATAATGGTGAGTCCATGATATAGTCAAATTGTTATTATTGAGGTGTGTAAGTCGTCCGGTTATTATTGGGTTATTT